CTGGATAGTTTAGTAGGTAGGACACCATCATTCACATTTAGATTTGCTTCTAGTTCTCCTCTTGCTGGGCGAGGAAGGTCTGGTTCATTAATCAAGTCTGGATACTTTCCATTAAAACCAAACTCTTCATTCGGTAACTCTGTGGGGATACCTGCCATAGAACCCATAATCATAGGCTTCTGTGCATCTTCACCATCTAGAAAAAATCCAACAACCCAAGACCCCTCTACAAGACCAGTAGCAGAGCGACCAATACCACTGATAGCAGCAGAGGTCACAGGTTGCATACACTGCGCCCATGGTAATGCATCTGTTGGAACTTTACCCTTATCATTTGTATGCCAGTTAAAACAACGCACACGAACACGCCCCATCTTGAGTGGGTCATTACGATCTTCAACCACACCGAAGAACCAGATAAATTTATACCCTACAAACTCTTCCTTAAAATCAACCATTATTCTCTTCTCTTAATTTTAGAACCAAAACCATTCTTAATAATTTCTACATTAGTAAAGAACGTTTTATTTGAAACTGTAAATACATGGTTCAAAGATGTAATAATAAACTTAGCATTTTGTTTTTCACCAAATAAAATATTCTCTTTATATTCGTTATCACTAGAAGTTTGTGGCATATGAAAGTTAATGTTCTGACCAACTCGTAAATTACTATTACCTGGCAAAGCTAGATGAAGTTTTATACCCTCTTGCAATTGTGACATTTTAGATATACGACTGTTTAAATACTTATATCTAGAACTTGGATATGCTGCTGTATTGTCTGTTACAGCATTTTTCTTGACAACCTTCTTCTTTAGATACGAAACCTCACTATACTGTTCGCCGGATATATTAGCAACTATATATCTGGCATGAGAAGAACCATCTGCCTTTGCATGGATTGAGTCATCTGTATTCAGTTTACTACGATTATTTAACCCCGTGAATGATACGTCTTTATTTAAATAATTTATATTAATATCCTGGTATCTTTTCAGAAGTGGGTCGATCACTCCGATAGTATTATCGTACATACCACTATTTTGTCTTGACAGCACATCAAAGTTTTGAATTCTATTTACCTGCGCCACAAACTGATAGTCTTGAATTTCTTTATCACCAAATCCACCTGCCTCTGTGGCCTCACCTAGATAATAATCTTCTACAATATCCTGGTCCATCAAGGCACTAACAGTTTTTAGGTGATAACCATCAGCGTCTTGATAGTATATAAAATCTGACTCTGGATACTTCAAAGACCTAGAGTGTTTAACACAATATCTAATTAAATCAAATGGAGTTGAAAGCGGTGAGACAATACTTACATTGCCATCTGTATTCTCTACATCTAAAGAGGTTTNCTTTAAAAATATCTTTTTTTCTGATGAGTATTTCTTATCTGACTTATTGAAATAGTCTTCATGTATTTTTTCAATGATGTAGGAACATGGGAAACCTACATAACTATTATCAACTGAAACAGTATTAGAAACAATTAACTCTGGNGCAACTAGATGTATAATAAATGTTGACTTTGGTTGAGCATTGTCAGAGGATGAAGCAACATTTTCAATCTTGTACGTTGCAAAGTTATATTTTAGATATTTTCTTTCACCAGCCGTCTTGAATGGTATCTCAATAAACTCTTCACCAATGATGGGCATTCTTTCAAGAATACCATTCGTATCATCTAGAATGATATAACCAGAAAGAAACTGTGAAAACATATCTTCATATATGCCAAACTCTAGAGTAAGGTTAGTAATATCTAACTGCTTACCTTCAAAGTTGGTAAGTAGAATATTACCAATCTCGGCATTCTTTGCAATAGATTGTGTCATTCGAAAATATCTTCAATATTAGAGAGCAGTCTGTCAAGTTGTCTTGGATCAACAATTTTAATATTTCTTTTGGCATCATTCTCTTCAATCTCATACTGATACTTATTAACCAACTCTCTATCAGGTTCGCTCAGAGTATTATACGTTGTTTCATCTACGACTAGCGTTCTTTTTGGTACAACAATGCCATCAAATAAAACGGATGATTCATTTAGAATTTTTCTGTATTCATGCACAGTCGATTGTGCTGTAGGAATGCTACCATATTTTTCTCTGATATATTCCTCTAACATAAAACTACTTAGAGGCCAGTCGTATAGTGGGTCAATCATATCATTAATCATTAGAAGTAACCAGTCTAAGTCTGGTCTATCATATAGTTTACTCGCTACAACGTCTGGTCTATCACCCTCTTGTACAGTGAAGTCGTAGTAGTTTGCTCTATTAGTTTTTAGATGCTCAACTAATTTGAAGCGCAGCATAATATTTGTTACGACTTCAAGTTTTCCATTTTTCTTGATATCGTAATCTACTTTTGGAAAAGGTGTAAAAAAGAAAGCCATTGATTACTCCTGTACACTCATTTCGGGAGTTGCTTCTGGTGGCAAAACACCCTTCATAATGTCATCCCGTTCTGGTAGCAACATTTCCTTAAATGATAAATCTACTGTAAGAGACACAGGTGCTTTACCATTTCCTGTATCATGATAGAATGGAGAACCTTCTGGATTGTAATTTACATTCACTGACTCTAGAACTGCTGGTTTGAATTTAAATAGATAATTATCAATATCGTCTGATACATCTCTACCACCTGCCTTTAGTGTCATCTCAAAAACATCTGGATATGTAAAATAAGTTTTTGTTTCACTAGTGTACGAAGGCAGCATATGAAACTTCAACATCTTAATAATTTTATTGACAGTATTCTGTTCCTCTAAACTTTTAGGAACAAATTTGTAATTAAAACTATGTGCGCGGAAGTTTACATTTTTAAACATTTGAACTTCATATGGATTTCTGGCAACACCTGCTCCATAGAATCCACCTTTAATAGCATCACCAATACCTGGCACGTTACCAACAAAGTCTACTGCTGCTTGAGCAGCATAATACTTAATTGAGTCCTTTACACTTTGTGATGTAACAATATCTGATAAACTATCTTTTATATTCTGTACACTACCACTAGCTATGCCCTCTCCCAAATTAGCACCAAACATACCAGCAAGACCAATTGCTTCTTGTGCATATGCAACACCACTATTATCAACTAGATTATTAGGAATAGGCAATACGATTTCTAACAAACTAGGCTTTTCACTTTTGCTTGCTCTCTGTGGTCTGTAGTATTTGTGTATCGACATTAATAGAAATTGATCTTCATTCTCAAGTTCTGATGGAAAGGTCAATCGGTTTGCCATATAAATATTCCTTTGATTAGAAACTATTTTACTTATTTATATGGCATACTCAGGCAAATATAGACCTCGCTTTCCAAAAAAGTATAAGGGTGATGTTTCCAAGATAACTTATCGGTCATCATGGGAAGCACGGTGTATGAACTATTTTGATTTAAATGAAAACATTTTATGGTGGGCAAGTGAAGAAGTTATCATACCATACAAAAGCCCTATTGATGGTCGATACCACAGATACTATCCTGACTTTGTTATCAATGTCAGACAGAGAGATGGTAAGACAAAAACTCTAATGATAGAAGTCAAACCTGAGAATCAAAAAAACGCACCCAAGGTTAGAGCGCGTAAGACAAAGAAATATATTAATGAGGTTGTGACTTATGCTGTCAACCAAGCAAAGTGGGATGCAGCAACAGAATACTGTAATGACCGTATGTGGGAGTTTAAGGTGCTTACAGAAAAAGATATGGGCATCAACTCATAGAATACCTCTACAGTAGTTTATATCTTTTCAATGGTTACAATATAAATATAAGATATTGTCAAGCNTAAGTCAAGAGAAAAATACAAATGGCATCAAAATTTGATGAGATTTTAGCGCAGGGTGTTCGTGCTGGTCAGATACCTGCGCGCACACAAAGTGCCAGAGACTGGTTTAGAAATAAAGCACGAGGCACAAGCGCGACACCTGAGTCTGTGGTTAGACAGGAGAAAGCAAGATATAAAAATCGTGTGTCCATGGGTAAGATGTATCTGTTCAACTATGACCCAAAGACAAAGGCCGAGTTGCCATACTATGACAGATATCCACTCATCTTCCCAGTACAGGGCGCTCCTGGTGGTTTCTACGGCATCAATATGCACTATCTTCCATATGTCCTTAGAGCTAAACTCATGGACGCATTATATGATTTAAGTAGCAATAAAAGTTATGATGAGAATACCAGGCTTAGATTAAGTTATGAAGTGTTGAAGGGTGCTACTAAATATAAGGCATTTAAACCAACATTCAAGCGGTATCTATCAAGTCACGTTAGATCAAGGTTTATCGAAATATCTTCTTCTGAGTGGGACATTGCCCTATTCCTACCACTAGAGAGTTTCGCAAAAGCATCAAAGACTTCTGTATGGGCAGACTCGAGAAGGATGGCACGATAATGGCATTCAACATTAATCAATTCAATGCTGAGATAGCATCAAAGGGAACTGCTTTTCAAAGCAATTTTGATTTTTATATTACCCTGCCAAACAAACTCTTAAACACTGGTGATAATAAACAACTGGAAGCCCACGCATCGATGGGTGGTGGTGGTATCGGATATTCTCTAAGTCTTAGATGCGAACAGATTGATTTCCCAGGTAGGGGTATTCAAGCCATTGATGGTCACAGACAAATGGGATTTGGTACTCCAATCAATATTCCATATGCTCCACTCCACCTGGATATCAGTGCTACCTTCCTTTGCACACGAGAGTTAGAGGAAAAGGAAATTTTTGAGAGATGGCAAGATTTAATCGTTGGTGAATATCGTAGGATGCCTTCTGGTGATGACATTAAAAACCAATTCAATCCTGGTTACTATGATGACGTTGTTAAACCATGTATGATAAGATTGAGACAGTTTGACCAACTAGGTGCAGTTATGTATGAGATTGAACTGAGAGAAGTATATCCTAGAACCATCAACCCGCTTCAAGCAAGTTGGTCGTCTTCTGATGTTCATAAACTGTCAGTGACATTCAATTATCGTCATCATGTTATTAAGACAGAACCTATAGGTATTAAAGAGTCTGAAAGAGTAATCAAGGAAATGGCACCACCACCAGGGCAGAACTTTAAATTTGTACCATTCTAAATCATAAGGAGTTGAAATGAATCTACCTCTAATCACTACACCGACATATGTTGATGTCATCCCCTCAACTAAAAAGAAAGTTGAGTTCAGACCTTTCTTAGTCAAAGAAGAAAAAATCCTTTTGATGGCTATGGAGAGTAATAGTAAGGAAGATATGATACGAGCAGTCGAACAAATCTTTGACTCATGCATCAAATCTAAAAACTTTGATATCAAAAAACTATCATCATTTGATTTCGAATACTTGATGTTGAAGATCCGTGCCAAGAGTGTAGGCGAAACTATTGAACTAAACTTTCGTCATAATGAAGAAGGTTGTGGTCATTTGAATAGTGTGGTGTTTAATATTGATGATGTCAAAGTACATTTTGACAAAACACATACTAATAAAATCATGATTACTGACGATGTGGGTATTGTTATGAAATATCCAGATATCTATGGTATTGATAATTTCGAATTAGACGAAGAAGAGTCTGTTGATAATATCATTAAGATTTTTGCCGGTTGTGTTGATTATGTTTTTGACCAAGAGGAAACATATACAGACTATACAACAGATGAAATCATTCAATTTATTGAGGGACTAAATCAGGCTCAGTTTGAAAAGGTTGGTAACTTTTTTCAGACAATGCCTAGACTAAGACATGATATTAGTTTTAAATGTGAAAATTGTGGAGCGGATGTAGTGACGGAGGTCGAAGGTCTGCAAAGTTTTTTTATATAATGATGTTGCATGAAAACTTAACTAATCACTATAGAACTAATTTTGCCTTAGTGCAACACCATAAATATTCTTTAACAGAACTTGATAATATGATGCCATTTGAGAGAAAAGCATACGTTGCTATGCTAATGCAGTATCTAGAAGAAGAAGAGTTACAGAGAAAACAACATGGCTAAGTTACCAGAAATTACTAATGATAACCAAAGTACTATCTCTGCACTAGTTGCGGAGCAAAAACTTTCAAATGAAAATTTGAAAAACATTCATAATGTTCTTCTTCAAAATGTTAAGTTAGATAGAGANAAACTAAAATTCGATCANAAGGTATATCAAGAGTCTAGAAATACTGAAGGTGAAAAAAGAGATGAAAAGAAGGAAGTTGAACAGACTGATAAAGATGGTAATTTTCTAGACAGAGCAAAAGAGGGAACAAAGAAAGGTCTAGGATTTTTCAAAGCAATTGCACCATTACTTGGTCTTGGCGCACTGGCTTTCTTTGTAGATAATCCTGATGCTATTAGCACAACAGTAGATGTAATTACCAGTATCGTAGATTTCTTTGGTGGTTTGTCAGATGGGATGCAAGCATTTCTAGGTGCAGGCGCAGTCGCTGCCTTTTTCGCACCAGGAGCATTAAAAAAACTAATAGGTGGCGTTACATCACTTTTTGTCAGTCAAGCGAAAAGAATGGCAACGTTTAGTAAAGAGGTTAGTGCAGCAAAAAAGGCTGTTGATACGCAACCTAAAACTACAAAGTCAGGAGCAAAAGTTGGTGATGTAATTGAAGATAAAAAAGGTGGTAAAAAA